ATGCCACATTTTTCAAAAGCTATATCATCTGTAGTAATAATGTAATCAGGTTTGTTTTTATTAATATCTTCAATTATTAATTTTGATATATTATCTCTTTTAATTTCAGTATCATTTTTTGTTCTTGATTGCATATAATAAGATTCTATATCAAAAGAAATATTATCATGTTGTTTTCTAATTTCTTTAAGAATGCCATTTATTTGTGGAGCTGTACAGATATGATTATAGTCATAAGAATTTATAATAACTAATTTTACAAAATGATTATTTTTTAATTCTGCATGTGAAGAACTTGATGGAAAAAATATAAATAATAATAAGATTGAACAAAATAATTGAGATTTTAACATTTATGGGGATACTCCTGTAAAAAATTTTAGTTATATTATTATTTATATTATTTATTTAAAGGAGAAACTTAATGAATATTTTAGAAAAAATAGATAGTTTTTTAAATGAGGCAAAATTTTCAACAAAAAAATTAATTTCTGAATTAACAAAATATGAAAATTTTTCTAAATCTAATGTTATGAAAGAATATTAGATTTAAATATAAATAATATTGTAATTTAATGAAAAAATAATATAAATTTCATGATTTTGAATTTTGTAAAAATATAAATAATATAATGGAACAAAACTTAATAAAATAATTAAAAAATGATTAGAACAAGTCAACATATTCTTAAATATCAAACAAACTTTAAATCTAATATTTTAGAAAAGATTTTTAATGATTATAAAATTGATCTTCAATATTATATTAATTTGATTTGTTCTAATCAATTACCTCTAAAAAAGAATCTATCCAGTAAATTACTTCCAACCAATATTATTAAACATTCTCAATGAAAACAAATTATTTATAAACAAGCTTCTGAAATAATTAGAAGTCAAATTAAAAAAAGCAATAATAAAAGATATAATCATTATAGAAAAATTTATGCTAAATGTAAAGAAAATAATAAACATAAAAATTTTACAAATAAAAGATATAATGAATTAAATCTTAATTATATTGTTTATACAAAATACTTTACTGTTCCTGATATTAATAATATTTCTATTACATTGGATTCAAGATTAATTGATTTTCAACAAGGGAACTGTTTTGATGAATTCATTAGAGTTAAATCACCTTATTTTATTGAAAATAAGAAGAAAACAATTACAGTAAATCTTCCCTTTAAACATCACAAACACAGCTTGAAATATATTAATTGGGAAAGAAAAAAATCAATTCAATTAAAAATAATTAATAATAATTATTACATTAATTTATTTTATTCACAAAAAGAACCCGAAAAGAAACAAGAGGGATTTGCACTAGGTATTGATCAAGGATATAAAAAACTTCTATCTTGTTCTAATGGTCAAATTTTAGGTTCTGAATTATTTGAAGTTTATCAACAATTAGCTAGAAAACAAAAAAATTCAAAAGCATATAAAAAATTACTTAAACATAAATCCAATGAAATTAATAGAATATGTAATTTATTGGATATAAATGATATTAAAGAAATTGTTATAGAAGATTTAAAGAATGTAAAGAAAAACACAAAAAAGAATAAAAGAATTTTTACTAAAACAATGAACAAGATGCAATATTGATCTTATTACAAGACTATTGGTAAACTGGAAAGACTTTGTGAAGAGAACGGTGTTCTTCTGACTAAAGTTAATCCAGCTTATACAAGCCAAACTTGCTCTAATTGTGGATGTGTTGATAAAAACTCTAGAAATGGAGAAAGTTATGTTTGTCAACACTGTAGATATAAAATAGATGCTGATTTAAATGCATCTATTAATATATCTCGTATGGGAGTTTATAATCCCCATAATCCAATAAATAAATTTCATTAATTTTCAATGTTATTTATAATTATATTAGTTCTGTAACAAGAAGAGATACAGTAATAGATTATATTACTAAATTAAAGCCTAATCATCCATTTGAAATTCTTACTTGTTTAAAAAATTTAACATCTGATAATTTGGACAGAAGAACAGAAATGTGTCCTATTAGAGAAGAACCATCTAAATATTTAACAACTGCTATATTAATGTTAACACCAACAGGAACAATTTATGTGGTTCCTGTATTTTGTAAATTTGAAGAAACATCATTAAATAGAATTTTAAAAGATAGAGATTCTTCTGTAGTAATTTTACCTAAAAGATTGCCATTATTTGAATCAAAAAAGAATTTTTATGACTATGTAAGGTATAATATATGATAAAATATTCAAAAGGTTAAAATATATTACAGAAGATGAAAAACCTGTTGACATTGAAAAAGAAAAGGTTAATAATAAACATAAGTCAAAATTATCAAAATTTTTTGATTAAGTGTTTTACCTAGAGAAATATCTAATAATTTTTATTAAAAAATTAAGTTGTTGAAATAATTGATTTTATTATTTTTAAGATAAAAATGTATTATTATTTTGTCAATTCACTGGGTGAAAAACACACAAAGGAGAATTAAATGAAATTTTATAGTTATATAAAAGAAGGAAGCAGGTTTAATACTGCTGCTTTTTGGGTATCACCAAAAGGGGAGGTAATTGGATCATACAAGAAACATATTAATATGGTATTAGAAAAACCAGAAAAGTTTGGTTTAACTAAAGAAGAATTAAGAAAGTTTTATGAAAGTTATGGTGAACCATTAGGACATGAAGGAAGAGCCAGAGAAGAAATTATAAAAAGATTAATGAGAAAGAAATGGATTAGAATCAGAAAATGGCCTAATAAGTTTTATTCTGTTCAATTTTTTCATAAATCCATGTATAAGAGAAAGTATTTACAAGAATGGGCATTTGAAATGTTAAATAAAGGTGTTTCAGGATTTAAAGAAACAGATAAATATTTTCCTGTTATATTAATGGATTTAGGACAATATAGGGAAGAAACTACTATAAGTGATTTAGCAAATGAAATAAATGAAAGTAATACAATTATATTATGTAATAAATTAAATGAATTAGAAACAATACCTTTATATGAAGATTTTTAAAAAGGAGATAATAAAAATGAATATTGAAGAAAAAATTAATAAGTATTTAAAAGAATCAGTAAATATTGAAGATATTAAAAAATTACAAGGAAAAAATATTAAAATATTAACTGTGGATAATAGTATTTTTTCAGGAAGATTACATATTCCTTCTAATAAAGAAATTATTCTTTGTGATTTGATTATTTATGATAAAAAAGGTAATTTTAAAGCAAGTAGCAAATATAATGAAAAAAGATCATTTAAGGTTGATAAGATAAAATCTTTTGAAAAACTTTAAAGTTGTTTTAGTTTTTGAATTACTAAAAAATCCTATTTATTAATACAATAAATAGGATTTTTTATATAAATAATATTAAATTAAAAGAGGTATTATAAATGTCATGATATAATGTATTTAAAAAACAAAAACCATTAAATGAAGCAAATAAAAAATTTAAAAATGTTAGCAAATATAAAAAAAATGAATATGGTGAAGGTTTTGATAATTTATCACAAATAGATGGTTTTGGAATAACATCTACTTCATTTAATTTATTTTATAACAAATATATTGATAGAGCAATAGATACTGAAAGAGAAAAAATAAAATATTATAGACAAATGGCTTGTATGCCTGAAATTGGTGATGTAATAGAAGACGCTGTAATTGAATCTATTCAACCTGATAAAGAAGGTAATTTATTATTATTAAAAATTAAAGATGATAATTTAAATAAAAATGAAAACATCATAAAAACATTAAATGAAGAATTTAATGATTTCTTTTACAGTAGATTAAAAGCAACTGATTTATTATGAGAAATGTTTAAAACTTTTTATGAAGAAGGAAGATATTTCTATGAAAGAATTCCTGCTAAAAATAAAAAGAAAGGTATTATTGGATTAAAAAAATTACCTAATGAAACAATGGATTATGATTTAGATCCTGATACAGGTAAAATAAATGGTTTTTATCAATATCTTTCTCCTAATGCAAAAATGCCTAATTCAGTGGAAGAAGCTAGATTAGAAGATGGTGTTATTGGATTTTATCCGTCTCAAATTTCATTTGTTAATTCAGGTAATTATGGAATAAGTAAAAAGGAAATATTTGGATATTTGGAAAAAGTAAAAACACCATATAATCAATTAAAATTATTAGAAACTTCTGTAATTATTTATAGAATTATCAGATCACCACAAAGATTAGTATTTAGAATTGATACAGGTAATATGCCTAAAGATAAGGCGATGAAATATGTAGAAAAAATAAAACAAAAATTTACACAAAAAGAAAGTTATGATCCTGATACTGGATTAATACAAGGAAAGTCAAGTGTTTTGTCAATTCTCGATAATTATTTTCTCTCTCAATGTTTAAGATTAAATACAGGCATACAACTACTTTCTGGTCAAACAAAAACTTTAAGTGAACTTATTAAAGATCATAATAATGGAATTCAAAATTGAACCTATTCAGTTGATCAAAAAACAGGTAAAATAATTTCAGGCGAAATTGAATGAGCCGGTATTACAAGATTAAATACTGATATGGTAAGAGTTTATCTTGATAATGATAAATACATTGATTGTACACCTGATCATAAATTTGTATTAAGAGATGGTTCAGAAGTAGAAGCACAAAATCTTAAAGAAAATACTTTAATGTCAAAAAATGAATTAGATAAATATTCTTTTGATATTATTAAAGTAACAAAAGTAGAAAAATTAGATTTTAAAGAAGATACTGGTTGTTTAACTATTAAAGATCCAGGTGATAATCATAACTTTGCTGTTGGTGCTGGTGTTTTTGTTAAGAATAGTGCTGATGGAAGAGGATCACAAATTGATGAAATTGGTGGTAATCCATCAGGGTTTGCTGAATTAGATGATATACATTATTTTCAAAGAAAATTATATAAAGCATTAAAATATCCATTATCAAGAGTAAATAAAATGATGGAAAATAATCAATCAGAAAATATGTATATGGGTGGATCTGTTTCTGAAATTACTAGAGATGAAATTAAATGAGCAAAGTTTTTACAAAGAACACAAGTAAAAATATGTAGAGATTTATTAGATGTTTTTATGATTCATCTTGATTTTATTGGATTAAAGAAACAATATGAATTAACTAAAGATAAAATTAGTATAGAATTAACACCACCAAATAATTATACAGAACAAATGAATCAATTAATTATTGAAAATGATATTAACAACTATGAATCATTAGCAAATAATGAAGAATTTCCAAAAACATATCTTATGAAGAAGTATCTAGGATATACAGAAAAAGATTTTAAAGAATTACAGGAATATTTTGAAATTGATAAAAAGTATTTACCAAAAGATGAAGGATATTAAAAAATTATAAATAATTATAAATAATATTGTAAATTTTATGATTTCAAAATTGTAAAAAAATATAAATAATAATATAATGAACAAGATGTAATATTGGTCTTATTGTAAGACTATTGGCAAACTGGAAAGACTTTGTGAAGAGAACGGTGTTCTTCTGACCAAAATTAATCCTGCTTATACAAGCCAAACTTGCTCTAATTGTGGATGTGTTGATAAAAACTCTAAAAATGGAAAAAGTTATGTTTGTCAACACTGTGGATATGAAATAGATGCTGATTTAAATGCGTCTATTAATATATCTCGTATGGGAGTTTATAATCCTCATAATCCAATAAATAAATTTCATTAATTTTCAATGTTGTTTATAATTATGTAAAGGGAGATTTTATTATGTCAATTGATACTGAAAAGATTAAAAAGGCTTTTGATGAATTTGAAAGTGATAATTTTGTGGATGCAGATGAAACATTAAGAAATGAATTACGAGGAGCTTTAAAAGATCATTTACAATCAAAATTAAATCTTAAAAATGAGGTTCCTTTAAATAAGGAGAAATAAAAGTGAAACTTATTACAGAAAGAAGTTATGATTATACTGTTGAATCAGATAAAAAGAATCTTTATATTATGGGTGTTTTTTCTACTGCGGATAAACAAAATAGAAATGGTAGAATTTATAAAAAATCTATTTTAGAAAGAGAAATTAAAAAATTATCAGAACAGAGTAAGCAGAATAATCTTTTAGGTGAATTAGAACATCCAGAAAGACCAGAAGTAAATTTATCTGAATCTGCAATTAAAATAGAAGAACTTGCTTGAAATGGTAATAATGTTATGGGAAAAGCAAGAGTATTAACTACACCTAAAGGACAAATTTTAAAATCTTTGCTTGATGATGGTGTTAAAGTTGGTATCTCTTCTCGTGCATTAGGTGAAGTTGATTCAGAAGGATATGTTACAGAAAATTTAAATATGTTAACATGAGATGCAGTTGCTTCACCAAGTAATTATGGTTCTTGAATGAAAGGTATTTATGAAGCAAAAGAATTTACAAGTAAAGATATTGTAAAACCTTCTGATGATGAAGTAAAGGAATTTCTTAAAGAACATGAAAGAAAAATTTGACAAGTTTTAGGTAATATTTTTAATTAAGAGAAATAAATGATTGATACTATAATTGAAAAATACTTAAAAGAAAATTTTAAAATTGGTAAAGTTTATCATCAAGATTTTAAAAATGGTGAAAGAACATTTTTTAAACCATTAGAAAAACAAAAAAATGGTAAGTTTAAAGGATATATTACTGATACAGGTAAACCTAATAGAACAAAAGTAAAAATCAAAAAAGGATCTGCTGATCCAACACTTCCATTTTGAAAAGAAACACCTGAAAATGAAATACCAAAAAATTTATTATAAATAATATTTTATAAAAAAGAGATTTTTAATCCCTTTACTTTTTACAGTAAAGGGATTTTTTATTTTAAACCTCTTTTAGTGTATTTAGCACCATTCTTTAATAACCAATCAGCCTTTTCTTCAAAGGTTCTTTCAACCCCTCTACAAAATGCATTATAATCTATTTTCTTTCCAAAATTTTTTAATTGTTTCATTAGAGAATTTATGAATTCCTTTTCTACATAATTATTTAAATTATCAGGAAGTTTTGATTTTTTAAATTCTTTCCATGTAACATTTTTAATTAAACCTTCTGAATCTTCAAACCCTAAAAACATTTTTGCTTGTCTTTCTCCTTCAATTTTTCTCCCTTGTTCTGTATAAATACCCTTTTTAATATATTTTTCAACCTCATTTAAATAACCATTAATTTTTTCTTCAATGTTCATTTTTTTCTCCTTTGTTTTAATAAAATTAATTTAATCTATATTTCTATTCATGTCAAATGTTTTATTATAACCACAAATCCTTATATTTACTATATAAACATAACAACCTGATAAAAAACAATTATTTATATAAATAAAAGTAAAAAGTGGAGGTATTTAATATGACAAAGAATCTTAATGAAATGATCGGAATTGATAAATTAGATGAAGAAAAACAGACTGAAATCACTAATTATATCAATGAAATGGTTGATCTGAAAGCACAGGAACTTTTAGAAGAAAAGAAACAGGAATTAAAAGATGAATTAACAGAATCTTATGAAACAAAGTTTAATGAATATAAGGATGAAATTACTTCCAAATTTTCTAACTTTGTTGATGATATTCTGGAACAGGAAATTTACATTCCTGAATCAGTACAGGAATATGCCAGAAAAGGTGAACTTTATGAAGAAGTTATGGAAAAACTAAAGATCACTATGGCTATTGATGAAGATGTTCTTAATGATGATGTTAAGGATATTCTTAAAGAAGCAAAATCAGAAATTATTACTTTAAAAGATAAAGTAAATAGTTTAATTTCTGAAAAGAATGAATTAAAGGAAGATGCTGTTTCTTTATCTGCTAATATTTATTTAAGAAATAAGTGTGATGGTTTAGTAGAATCTAAAAAGAAACATATCATGTCTTTACTTGAAGATGTAACAGATCCAAAAGAAATTGATAAGAAGTTTGATATTCTTGTAAATGAAACTTTTGTAAATGAAGAAACTATGGAATGTCCTAATTGTGGAACTAAAATTGAGTTTGATAAAGAATCACCTGAAACTTGCCCTGAATGTGGTCATGATTTAACTGAAAAAGAAAATGGAAAGGGTAAAGAAGAAGCTAATGAATCTTTTAATAAAGTAAATGAAGATTCTCCAATGGCAACTTGAAAAAAGATTCTTACTGAAAAGGTTTGATAACATTGGGAAAAAATAACTGTTTTATATAAATAATATTAAAGAAAAAATGGAGGAATTTTATAATGTCTAATAAATTAAATCAAATCGTTGAAAATTGAAGTGAACTGCTTGATGCAGGAACTCCAATCAAAAATCAGAGAGTAAAGAAAGCTACTGCTCTAATGTTACAGAATGAAATGAATTATCTTTCTGGAAAGGCTATTAATGAAACTTCATCTTGAGCTGGTGGTTCTATGGACCCACAAGCAGGTGGATATGCACAGAATGGTGAATTTCACAAGATTGCTATTCCTATGGTTCGTAGAACATTCCCAGAACTTTTAGCACATGAAGTTGTAGGTGTTCAGCCAATGACTGGTCCTGTTGGTCTTGCTTTTGCTATGAGATTTATTGCAGATCAGGAATATGATGGTGTATCTGGTACTGAAATTGGTCATAACACTATTGATTCTGCTTATACTGGTTCACATGCATTAAGTGCTGGTGAAGGTCTTGGTTCTGATACTGATTCTACTCTTGCAACTGCTCCTACTATTGGTAAGGGTCTTGGTATTGGTTCTGGTGCTGCTATCAAAGAACTTTCCATGACTATTGAAAAATCACAGGTTGATGCAAAAACCCGTAAGTTACGTTCTCGTTGAAGTTTAGAAGTTGCACAGGATATTAAAGCAATGCATGGTCTTGATCTTGAAGAAGAAATGATGGACGCATTAGCTTATGAAATTACCGCTGAAATTGATAGAGAACTTGTTACCAAAATTGATACAGTTGCTGCTACTAATGCTCGTTCTGGTAATTGAGATTATTCTACTGCTGATGGTAGATGAGAAATGGAAAAAAATAGAAACCTTTATAATAGAATTATCAGAAATGCTAATGGTATTGCTGTTGATACTCGTAGAGGTGCAGGTAATTATGTAATTGCTTCTCCCACTGTTTGTTCTGCATTAGAAACTCTTGATCAGTTTATTGTAGCTCCTGTTGAAGGTGATGTTGATACTGCTCAGACTGGTGTTGCTAGAATTGGTTCTCTTGGTGGAAGAATTAATGTTTATCGTGATACTTTTAATGTTGGAGACTCCTGTGTAGTAGGGTACAAAGGAGTAAGTCCCTATGACACTGGTATTGTATATCTTCCTTATATTCAGTTAATGACTATGAGAGCACAGTTTGAAGATTCTTTCAATCCTTCTGTTGGTCTTATGTCTCGTTATGCAATTCATGATCAGATTTTTGGTTCTAAGTATTACTATGTAAAGATTAATTGTACTAGCATGGATTATACTGCTGCATAGTAGAAACAAGTAATTAGTTTTTAAACCCCCCACTTTATTAATTTAAAGTGGGGTTTTTTAATACAAATTTATAATTACCACAATCTCAAATTCTTGTGAATCCCTTATTTTTCATTATATCTCATTCACTTCCTTCTCCTAAATGTTTAATTTTATCTTTTCTAAATGTAAATCTATGTATTCTTTTTAATGGGTTTTTTGTATCAATATATCAATAAGATGGTTTTGTATATGAAATAAATTCAAATCCTAATTTATTATATAAATTCCCATTACTTCATCTTCTATCAGCAAATGTCATTATTTCTATTCATTTATAATTTTTACAAAAATGTTTCAGTAATTTACTTGCACCACCAACAACTAAACTTTTTGAACAAAATCTGCTCAATTCTCATGAAAAATCTTTATTATTAGATCCTTTTGAAATGGAATATTTGCTAAATGTCATTAATGATACCAATTCATTTTTATAATATAATCCTAATTTTACAGATGAATTTGTATATCCCTGTAAATGATATTTTTCACAAAATTCTTTTGCTTCTTTATGTGTTATTTCTTTAATATCACATTTTCTAGCATAAATTCTTTTTGTTTCTTTTTTAAGAATGGATTTTAATCTATTAAAAATAATTAAAGGTTTGTTTTCTAATTCATCATAAAATATATGAATTAATTGTATTCCTTTCTTATTACATAATAGAGTTTTATTTAAATGATAATTTTTATCTTTATATTTTTCAGTATGATATGGATAACCATTAAATTCTATTGCAATATCAAAATCTTGAAGATAAAAATCTAATTCATATGGATCTATTTTTGTTCTATCATGTTCACTATAGTTAACATTTAATAAATCTAACATATTTTGAATTTGATATTCTGGTTCTGTTTTTGACCCATCTCTAAAACAATCTGGACAACCATGATCATGAAATATATTACTTGCTAATGATTTATTTTTATGTCCTTTATCACACTCATAATAAACTCATTCACCTTCTACTTTTAAACATTTTAATCCATTTCTTTTACATGCATTGTTTATTTTATCTATTCTTTCTTGGTTTTTACAAATATTACATCTTGAATTTTGTGATCATTTTTTATATGTAACAGTAAATTCATGATTATTTTTACATAACATTTTTACATTAGTATCACCAATTAAATATTCATCCAATGTAGTTAAAATTGTATATCCTTCTTTTTTACTTTCTTCTAATAAAATATCATAATATTTCTGTTTTTGAGGTTTGATTCTGGGTTTTGTTCAAGATTTTTTTGTTCCTATACTTACTTTTTCTGAAACTTTATTTTTATATTCTTCATTTTTTCATAATTCTTTAGATTGTTTTGATTTAAGTTTTTTCATGTTTTCTTTGACACATTTTTCACATAAAGTTTTTCCTTTTGTTTTAATTCTATAAACAATAACAGAATATTTTTCTTCTGATATTTCACCACATTGTTCACATTTAAAAATAACAATATCTTTACTATTATATTTCAATGTATTAAGAGACTTATTATCTTTTCTTTTGATTAAAGTTTTGTAATTAAAATATTTCATTATTTTTCCTTTTAAAAATTAATTATTCTTTGAATTGAAATATAAATAATAATAACATAAGGAGGATAAAATGTCAAGATTTAATGAAGATGTTTCAGATCCACAAATGAACATTTCAACACTAAACAATGCATTTAATACAAATTCAAAAGTTCAAGAAATGAGAGAAGAATTAAATAATGCTACTGAAATAGCAGAAGAATATGTTGATCCTGATAATATATTATATTCTAATATAGATCGTGCTAATAGATTATTAGATAAAATAGAAGAAGAAATTACTAATGGTGATACAGCAGCAAGATTATTTGAAGTATCATCTCAATTAATTAATGCTATTACAACAGCAACAACATCTATTGTTGGATATGCTAGAGATGATGCAGATTTAGAATATAAAAACAGGGTGTTAGAATTAAAAGAAAAGGAATTACAATTAAAATCTATTATAAAAGGAGAGACATCTAAATCTATTGGAACAGTAAACAATAATGTTATTGTTAGCAATAGAGAAGATATTATGAAATTAATTTCCCAACAAAAGGAGGATTAAATAAAGTATTTTTATTGTATTAAAAAATTATTTTTAAGGGGATTTTTAATGAAAAAAGATTACATTTTAGATACAAACATATTGATTGATTCAGAGAAGTCTATTGAAGAGTTAAGAAATGGAGTTGAAAATAATATATTTATTCCAAATACAGTTTTAATAGAACTGGATAAATTAAAAAGAGATCCAAATCTTAAATTTCAAGTATCTAAAGTAGTAAAAGAATTAAACCATCATTCAGATTATATTAATATTTTATATACAGATAAATATACTTCTGATGTAATGGATGATAGAATTTTAGATGAAATAAAACATAATATGAATATATTTACCTCACCTGTTTTTGTTACTAATGATGAATTATTTAAATTTAAAGTAACAAAGCAAAATATAGTATGTGAAAATTATAAAAAAAGTAAACCATTTGATAATGAAAAAGAAATTAATGATGGTTTTGTTGAACAATATACAGAAGAAGGTAAAAGAGAAAAATATCCTAACAATACATTCTTTTTTAATGAAAAAGGTAAATTACAATTCTATTCTGGAATAAGAAATAAAATTGAAAATGTTGATGATTCTCCTGTATGAAAAATAACCCCTTGAGATTATTATCAAAAATCATTAATAAAATTGTTAATGGATGATGATATATTAGTAACTAATGTAAGTGGTGCAGCAGGATCAGGAAAAAGTTTAATTGCTTGTGCAATCGCATTACATAAAATGTTACAAGAAAAGAAATATAAGAAAATTTATGTAGTAACATCTAATGTAGAAGCAACAAAAGAACTGGGTTATTTACCCGGCACGTTAGATGAAAAATTTAAGCCTTTTATTAGACATATTGAAAAATTATTTATTAAATTACATCATATTAGACCAGCAAACAAGATATTTTTAAATACAGAAGAAAATGATTATGATTTAAAATTTAATCCTAAATATGTTGAATTTTTACCATTAAATTACTTACGTGGAGAAACATTAGAAAATTGTGTTATTATTTCTGAGGAATCTCAAAACATGAATAAAACAGAAATAAAAACATTAATGACTAGATGTGGGGATTCTGTAAAATTTATCAGTACAGGTGATCCGGGTCAAGTTGATAGTAAATATTTAGATAAACATAATAATGGTATGAATTGAATGATAAAGTATTTAGATGGTGATAAAAGATTTGCTAATCTTATAATGAAAGGTAAGAAAGCAAGAGGACCAATATGTGAAATGGTAAATGAAAGATTTAAGTAAAAATATAAACCCCTTGTTTAAAGGGGTTTTTTAATATCAAATTTTTAAATAAAATAATTATAAACACCATCAGGAACAATCATATCTTTTTTAATCTTTTTTGTAGCCCATTTTTTAATTTTTTCTATTGATTTAAGACTAAATGAAGTAGTTATAGCATTTTTATTTAAATCTTTTATTACTAAAATATAATTTTTAAAATCAAGAAAAACTTTTATTTTAAACTTACCTTGTCTTGCATTATAAGAGATAGTTTTCTTTAATGTTATTAAATCATTTATTTCACTAGAAGTTTTATTATCAACATTTATATTATTAGTAATGACATTGTGAATTATTTTTTCATAATGTCTAGTCATTTCATCTAAAATAGGAACTAGTTTCTTTTCAGAAGAATTAAGTTTTTGATTTGTTTCTATCTTATCATTTATGAAATCAAATGTATTCATTAATCATCTTCAACTAATTTCTGATAAAGAATTAAGTTTTTTAACTTTATCATATGAAAATAAATAACAATCATCGATATTTAATAAAGATTTAGCTTTTTTAATGTAATTCATAAATAATTCAAAATCAAATTCATATAGATGTTTTATTGCATGACTTCTAGGACCATGTGTTTTACCTTTTAATTTATATTCAGCATTATTATCAAATACAATCATTCATTTAGATCTAATAGGTCAATCATTATCTCTTCCATTTATAAATTTAAATAGTTTCATATTATTATCCTTTATGTTTATTATTATTTATATGTATTGTTATCTATTTATATGTATTATTATCTATATCTCTATATCTATCTATAATAATTATATATTCTATATATGTATTTGTATATCTTCCCTTTTCTTTCCCATCTATTAATAGATAGTTTAAACCAAAAGATAAAAAAAGTCAATAAAGATTGATAAATATTTTTATATAAATAATAAAGAGGTTTAATAATGGCAATTGTATATAATGAATATGTAAAAAGACCTGGAACAGAAGAAGAATACACACCTGAACAAATACAGGAATTAGTAAAATGTAGTAATAATCCTGAATATTTTTTAGGTAATTATGTTAAAGTAATGCATCCTGATAAAGGACCAATACCTTTTAAATTATATTCTTATCAAAAAAGAATGTGTGACGCATTTAATAAAAATAGATTAATTATCAGTAAAATATTTAGACAAGGTGGTAAAACTGCTTTTTGTGCTGGTTTTTTACTTTGATATAGTATTTTTCATAGTAATAAAACATCTGGTATTGTATCTAATAAAGCAACATCAGCTAATGAAGTATTAGATAGAATAAAAATTATGTATGAAACAGTTCCTACTTGAATGAAACCAGGCGTAGAAAATTATGCAAAAACTACTATTACATTTGAAAATGGATCAAGAATAATTGCTGCTGCAACTTCTAAAAATTCATTTAGAGGATGAACAATTAATGGTACATTATTATGTGATGAGTTTGCTCATGTATCACATAATTTACAAGAAGAGTTTTGAAGTAGTAACTATCCTACTATATCATCTTCTAAAAAAGCAAAATTAATTATTATATCAACACCATTAGGAATGAATGATTTATTTCATGAATTATATACAAAAGCAGAACAAGGAAGAAATAAATTTATACATATTGAAGCTAATTGATGAGAACATCCTGAAAGAACACAAGAATGAGCAGATGAACAAAGAGATGTACTTGGGGAAACCCTTTATAATCAAGAAATTCTGTGTAGTTTTGTCGGTTCTAACAATACTGTTATTTGTACTGATAAAATAAAAGAATTATTAGATTCTTGAAAAAAACCTATATTATTAGACATGAAAGATTTTTTAAGAATTTATGAAAAACCAAAACCAAATGAACAATTTATTTTTGGTGTGGACGTAGCCGTTGGTAGTGGAGAACATTATTCTACAATACAAATATTAAAAATTAATTCAATACAACCTATTAATTTAGAACAAGTTGCTGTTTTTGAAAGTAATTCAGTAGATCCTTATCAATTTTCTGAAATCATAAATAAATTATCTTATTATTATAATAATGCTTATATATTAGTTGAAAATAATAGTATTGGAGCTGCTGTTGTTACACAATTACATTGAGAATATGAAAATGAAGGTTTAATTAATACTGGTAGTAAATTAAGCAATTTAGGAATTAGAGCAACTACTACTACTAAACCTAGAGCAGTAATGTTAATGAAAAAACTTATAGAAGATGATAGTTTAAAAATAATTGATAAAAGAACTGTTATCCAATTAACTGATTTTCAAGATAAAGGAAATAATAGATATGCATGTTTAAATATGGATGATGATTTAATATCTGCTTTATATTGAGCATGTTATATTTTTGAAATGGATGTATTAGAAGAAAGTATAAAATTTAAAGAAAATGATGAAGATGA